TGTTGGTATCAACAAAGCCAAAGAAAGCGTCCTATGGCGCGTCAATGGCGCTATGTGGGCAGGATTTATTGATGAAGAAAGAGAAAATTAACAAAACAACCGAAGCTGGCAGAAGAAGCGTTGCTTGCTTTTACGTACCAACCAATAGCTAAAGGATAGTTATGGCTTTTGTAAAACCAAATAAAACAAAAATAGCAACACCAAACGATGTTGTTATGACAAAAAAAATACCGCTAAAGCAATTGTTCAATACTTTAATCCAATTGGAAAATGTCTTGAACCTTGTGCTGGCGAAAATGCTTTTTATGATGTTTTGCCAGAACCAAAGCAAAGATGCGAAATAAGTGAAGGCACAGATTTTTTTCAACACACAGAAAAAGTTGATTGGATTATTACAAATCCACCTTTTTCAATTTACGATCATTTTTTGCTTCATTCTTTTGAAATATCTGACAATGTAGTATTTTTTGTGCCACTTAACAAAGCTTTCAAAAGTCAAAAATTAGAAAATGCAATACAAAAATACGGCGGTTTGAAAGAAATTGTAATGATGGGTAGCGGCGGCAAACATGGATTTCCGTTTGGATTTCAAGTTGGCTGCTTGCATTATCAAAGAGATTACAAAGGCGACATAAAGCTTACAAGGATGTACGATATAAATGACAACTAAAAATGGTCATAGATTTTGAATGGACTGAAATGAACTCCGCACAATACTGGGTAAAGATTAAGCTACCGCTTGAGCTTACAGAACTGAACATGAAGCAGCTAACAGCGCTTCGTCGCATGGTCCAGAAGGCTTTTAACGAAGGGAAGAAAAGTGCCACCCGTTGAAGATATAGACGTACATGAGAAAGTAAAGATTGGCTTAGACTTTCGTTACGGCTGTCACAGTTCACGCAATCCAAATAAGTCAGACGGATACTATGCGCTTGATCGTATTTACAGAGGAAACGGTACGTTCTATATCGAGAATGTATTTATCCCGCACACAAATACAACCAAGTGCCGTAGCTTTGCTTTGTGGGATACAGACCCTGCTTGTGCTGATTGCGAATCTCAACGAGATTTAGAATACGAGCAAAGATGTTTAGCTCTTAGATAAAAAAAGGCCCTCACTAAGAGGGCCTAATCATTACACCAGGAGAGAGGCAATGAATGGAAGTATTGTATCAAATTTCTACTAATCTATAAATAAATTAGTAGAGTTATCGAAATTTTATAAATTTGCCTAATATCAATATCTTCCGTTATGCCTACGAAATGCCGCTTGTTCTAATTCATGGTCATCACGGCATTCAGGCGAACAATAAATTTTATCGCATTCAACAATGTCATTGCAGTACCAACAATGACCAGTGCTTTCACGTTTAGGCTTATTGTTCCTTGCCTTGTTAATCATGTATTCACGTTCTTTACGCTCGTTCTCTGAAGCGTCATCTAAGAAGTCTGCACTCATTTTTGACGATTCACCCAAATATCAGCAATTTTTTCCATGCCGCGACTACCAAAATAAAAGCTAAAAGCTAACATACCCCATTGGCCTAGCAACTCAACGTAGGCAGTCTTTGTGTCTAAGTCCCAAACAGAAGCCGTAGCGAACACAACATACGCCGTGAACAATGCAATCAGCATCATTGGTCGAATGTTTTTAGACAACCATGAGTCGCTAGCCATATCGGCCTGCTGGCGCTTAGTCAGTTCCTGCATTTCAGTCATATCTGCTTGCAGGTCTGCCAGCTTTCCTTCTTGTGCCAACTTCGCTAAGTCTAGTTGCGCCTTAGCACGGGCTTCTGGGTCTGGAATCAGCTTGTCAATTAACTTGCCGCCAATACTAAGTACGGAGTCTAGCCAGAACATAATTAACCTTCCAGAATAGAAGCAATCCTACGCGACCAGCCTTTTGCATTAGCTGACCAGTTTGGTAGCCCAGTCATAAACCGCAGACGCTTGCCAAGCATCTGCTGGCGCAAAACTTGAGGCGCTGCCATGTTTACTGCGTGTAGCGTCATTGGCCCAATAACGCCATCAGCCTTAACGCCAACAGATGATTGAAGCCACTTGATTGCTTGTGTCACGCCACTGTTCACAGCAGCGTCAAACAATGGATAACGCAGTGAATCCTGCATCTGGTCACAATTACACGCATCCCAATATGACTTGCGATAGACCTTCTTTGCGAAGTCCAGCGTCAAATCTTCCATGCGGCCTGCGTATCCATGCTCTTTCGCAACTCGCTCGGTTACGCCATACATGGTACGACCGCCAGGATCGTCAGAAAAAGGACGATTAGTAAAACCGCCCTCAAAAGTTATCAAATGGTCAAATGCATCTTCAAATCTCATTTGTGCCTCGCGAATTCGCCGTGATATTTGTTTCTTGCTTCTATTGCTACAAGTTCTGCCAACTCCAAATCTTCAAAGTAGCCTATGTGTTTTTCTTTTTTGTTTACCTTAACTCTGACTCGCCACAAACCAGTATCTTTGTATCTGGAAACACCTTTTGCGCCAGATTTATTGTTCTTTTGAAGCCCTCTATTGCTGCCGTTTTCTGACCTGACACTAGCTCTTAAATTTTCTATTTTGTTGTTTAATTGATTGTTGTCAATATGGTCAACTTCTTTAGGCAAGTAACCATGAAACATTAGAAAAATTATTTGATGAGAATACATTCTTTTCCCATCAAAATTAATTGATATGTATCCTCTTTTTTTATCTTTATGCCCAGCAATACTTCCGGCCTTTATTTTATTTGATCTTGATATTTTCCAATAAATAAGTCCGTCATTATACTCAAAAGTATTATTTATTTCTTTGATTAATGCTTGATCGAAGTTCATTGTGCGCGATGGATCTTCTCAACAATGCCGTACCAGATTGAACCAGCAAGTCCGGCAAAGACAACTGCAATAAAAGCAAGGAATCCGTGAGAAGCATATTTACGCATGGCTTTACCAAAACGTAAGTCCTCACGGAACTCCTCAACGGATTCAGGTTTATCAACATCAACGCCAAGAATAGCGAATGTTTTTTTAACGGCTTTATCAACCGCTACTTCAATAACTTCTGATTCACTTGGACATTGATTTGACATGACTTCACCTTAAAGCATTATGCTATGATGATTTTACATTGAATTAGCATTTGGCTCTACTGGCCAAACAATACTAAAAGGATCCTGCTGATTAGTTACATCTCGAAGCTCTTGACGGTAAGCAGCCCATTTTTGTTTATCTTCTTCTAGCAGAGGAACATCAGGTAACTGAGTCCAATCACAAGCCGTAAGTAGAGTGTCTCGTTGGCTACGGATTTTTGCCCATTGCGATTCCGTATTAGAAGCAATTTCTTCCGTAGTAAGAGGTTCTACTGCTACCGTGAAAACTTGACCATCTTCGATATATGGTGGCACTGAAGCCAACTTTTCAGTCTGGCTATCATATTTCTTAAAGACACATACAGGTAAGCACGAGTTAGCCTCTAAGAACTCAGCATCAGGCCCACTAGCGGGAAACGAAGTGTTAGGGAACATCTCACGATAGTCGCTGACGTTGATTACCTGACCATCTTGTATTTTTGCGATTAGCATGATTAGTCCTTAGACATTTGGAAACGCCTGAGTAGGCGGTGTGAAGTTAGCAGTATAACGGGCGTAGCCTTTGGTGATGCGAAGGTCATCTATGTAGCCTTGCCAAGGCTGTCCATTAAGATTTCCATAATCTCCAACAATTACTGTTTCAACTGTGTAATTTGAACTATCTGTTGTTGAGCCGACAGATGCGCCATTCAAATACATTGTTAGAGTTGTTCCTGACCGAACAACAGCGATATGATTCCAAGCGTTCATGGTCGCATTTGATGAACTGGAAATTGCTAGTGTATTAGATGATTTCCAAAACTTAATTAAACCACTACTATTATCTACACCTAAAGACCATGTTCCAGCAACCTCACCTGTTCCTGCAATAAATCTGACTACAGAAGTTCCGGTTGGATAACCCCACGCTTCAATTGTGAAATTACCTGTTCCTAGACTATTAGTAGCACTTCCAGCGCACACTAAACGATCACCAGTCCCATCAAAGTAAATACTCCCAGTACCATACTTCTTAACACTCGTACTGATCTGTGCATTACCAACAGTCTCAATATCGTTCTTACCAGCGTTGTCGATGATGCCAGCGTTGGTGCAGTTGAGAAGTAGCTGGGTGTTGGTGATGGCTGTTAGGGGTGCTGTAGGTGGAGTGAAGTTGCTGGTATAGACTGCTGTGCCGTTGACGAACCTTAGGTTCGTTATATAGCCAACCATCAACTCAGAACCGTTCTGATAGCCGCCGATCCAAGGGTTTGTAGGTGAATTACCTATTGTATAGCTGGTGGTTTGTGGCGAGCCGCTTGCTACCCCGTTGACATAAATCTGCGTGTTGTTGCCATTTCTAACAACCGCCACGTGATTCCATTCGTTTGCTCGAATAACGCCGGTTGCAGATAAGACACTAACAACGAAAGAACTCCCGTTAAAACCAAAAAACTGTATTTGGCCGTTGCCGACATATCTAAAACCTTGAGCGTTTGATGGTACGTTAGCTATTTGGCTCCTATAATAGTTTTGAATTCCTGATTCGGAGGTATGGTAAACCCACGCCTCAATGGTGAAATTGTTTGAGCTAAGATTAAAAGCCGCGTTGTTTGTAACACTTAAGTAATCCCCACTACCATCAAAGTACCCACTACCACCATTCGTGCTTGCAGAGTAAGCAGCAGAGGGAGCGAATGGGCTGAAGGCTGTAGCAGATGGACCGTAAGGTGTGATAGTCAGGTTGTTGCTGCTGTTGTCCTTGAAGCGGTTGGACTGGCAGGTGAGTAGCGATGTGCCGGAGATGGCTGTTAGTGGGGTGGTGCTAGGGGTAAAGTTGGAGGTATAGACTGCTAATCCTAAAACAACTCTAGCATTACTTATATAACCAGTTATTACTGAACCACCGGATTTATTGGAACCAATAGCATAACCATTTGCGTTTCCTACAGTTCCATTATAACTTGTAGTGGTTCCTGTAGCTACGCCGTTCACATAGCCAGAAACCGTAGAACCAGAACGAACAATAGCGATATGATTCCATTGGTTTATAGGAACAGAACCCCCAAGTGTAAAGTCACTAATTCCGAATACGCCCCAACCTAAAGCATTTCCAGAAGTGACATACATATATGTTCTACCAGCGGCTTCAGAACCGTTTGTAATAACAATTCCAGTAGTAGTTGCTGCTCGATATACCCAAGCCTCAAACGTAAAATCACCAGTAGTAGTTCCACTGGAGGCTGTAGTTAAATAATCCCCACTACCATCAAAGTAGTTACTCCACTGCCCTTCAGCCAAACTAAACGGACTAAACGTACCCTGTGCTACGTTGCCTGTGCGGGTGATGGTGAAGTTGTTGGTAGAGCTATCTACAAAGGCATTGTTCTGTGCGCCGTTAGTGCCATCACCGTGAAGCAGCAGAGCTACTTGCTTGAAGTTAGGGTCAACAGGTGTTCCACCACCGCCTAAATCTGCACTGAACATTGTCGATCCTTACAGGTATGCCTGACCGATGGTGCGCCCAAGCCAATTAGTACCATCGGCTGTGAATGCAAAAATATCTGCTTTAGAAGCAGTGCTTGTCAATGTTGGAGCAGTACCACTAGGCCATTTAACAGCAGCAGGCCATGATACGGTTCTACCACCAGTGGCATCTTGGAGTTGATATAGAACAAATGATTTGCCTGCGGTTGCTGTTGGAAACGTATAAGTACAGCTGCCAGTAAGTGTTAGCTTTTGTATAGAACCGTTGGCCAAATCAATCGTATATGCAGTACTTGTATTTGCTGTACCAACTTCTTCGGTATAGCCGTTAGTAAATACCGCTGCCTCAACAGTCTTATTGGCTAGTGTTTGGTTACCTGAAGGCGTTACTGGTTCGAACCATTCTGTATCGTAGTCCGCATTTGATTTTTTACGTAATGCTTGGCCCGTTGCGCCGCCAGCTATAACACCTGCACCAGTAGCGCCAGTTGCACCAGTAGCGCCTGTGGGTCCGGTGTAACCTGTGTCGCCCTTTGGACCTTGTGGTCCTGTATCGCCAGTGTCACCTTTCGGTCCTTGAGGGCCAGTTGCACCAGTAGCGCCTGTGGGTCCGGTGTAACCTGTGTCGCCCTTTGGACCTTGTGGACCAGTTGCTCCTGTAGCACCTGTTTCGCCTTGCGGACCTTGCGGACCTTGTGGGCCGGTTGCTCCAGTTTCACCAGCCGGTCCAGTGTCTCCGGTATCACCTTTATCACCTTTGGGGCCAGTTGCACCGGTCTCACCTTGAATACCTTGAATACCTTGTGGACCTGTTTCTCCTTGTGGACCCTGTGGGCCAGTTTCACCCTGTATACCTTGTATGCCTTGAGGGCCAGTATCGCCTGTATCACCTTTGACGCCCTGTATCCCCTGAATACCTTGTGGTCCAGTGTCTCCAGTATCGCCATTGACGCCTTGAATCCCTTGGATACCTTGCGGTCCTGGATCGCCTTTGATACCTTGAATACCTTGAACGCCTTGAATTCCTTGCGGGCCTTGTGGGCCTACAATCTGACCAACATCCAGCCATGTGTTGCTAGAGGTCCATGTATAAAGATTCCCATCTGCTTCAACAATGTAGCTATCTCCAACTACATTTCCAGTAGCAGGCAAGTCACCAACTGTAGCAACGCTGCCAGAGATTCGTACGCTAGTACCAGCAGACCCAGTTAAGCCTTGAATACCTTGCTCACCTTGTGGTCCAATTTCACCTTGAATACCTTGGATGCCTTGAATACCCTGAATGCCTTGTGGACCTGTATCTCCTGTATCGCCTTTAACGCCTTGCGGGCCCGTATCTCCTGTGTCACCTTTAACGCCCTGGATACCTTGCGGTCCAGTATTTCCAGTATCGCCCTTGTCACCTTTAGGGCCAATAGATGCCAACGCAAGCTCAATCGTAATAGCTGTCGAGCTATCTTCAACATTGATCTGTCCTAGCGGCTGATAGACAACTTCTAATACTGTACTCATTGCGTAATATCCTCTAAGACAGAAATATCAATTGTCTGCGTTGAGCGAACCGTACCGCCTTGTGAGAATTGTATATCACAGCGCAAAACATTGACAGGCCATAATGCTGTCTCTGCTGCGGTAGCAACCAAAGTAAACTGACCCGTCCCTACAAGCTTTGTCACAGTCAAATCTTCAATAAGCGCTTCACGCTGATTTCTAATCTGGCTTTTAATATCAATGTCTGCAACACTTGTCGCAACACCATTGACTTTATATGTACAAGTTAATGTAAACGTATCGCCACGTTTGAAGTTAATTTGAGCCATAATTTACTCCGTGACTGCTACTTGTGGTTCTGGTGGTGTAGGCGGTTCTGGTGGAGTCCAGTTGTTCCATACATTGACGCAATTGGTAGCCCACTTAGGCAATGCTTCAATTAACTCATTTGGTGGCTTTGGCGTAAATGGATCACCATCATCGCTAAACTCAATCCAGCCTTTTGTGTCATACCATTGCAACGCATGGACGGTTGACGGAACACCGCAGTTTGATAAATCAAGTGGCTGATACTTGCTGACATTATCAACGCAGACAAAGCCGTCAACAGGAATAATTGTTAAGCGCATTATTTAACCCCTAATTTAATCAATTCTAAACTGCTTTCGTTAGCCTTAACCATTTCATTGCGGAAACTTTCCACCGCAGCACCAGTCTGTCGTTGCATCTGGCTGTTTTCAATCATCATAATTGGCATCCATGCCATAGCGCAGCCCCAATCTTCAATTTCTTCCATAGACTGTGGATCTTTTCCACGAATCTTTAAGAACCAAGCGCAGTCTAGCTGCTTGCATGGCTCAAAGTTATTAAGTGGGCAGTTGGCTTTAGGTTCGATTTTCATATTAGTTTTTTGCGCAAATAATTACATCAACGTATTGAACGTCAAAAGAAGGAAGCGTATGGGTGTGAGAATTACCGCTGCCAGACGAGTCATTGGCAGGTGCTGAGTTGTTTGAGTATGATTGTCTTAGGTTAGACAAAATCGGATAAGAAGAACCTCCATCGCTACCAGTGCCAGAGTCAAACCATCTTAAAATATGTGAATGGCTTGGCATCTGAGCAGTTGATAATGTGGTCGCATCGGCCGAACGACCTGATGCAAAAACCGTACTAAACGCCACAGACCCGCCTGAACTCACGCTACCACTAACAACTCGCAAAGCCTTATTATTGTGCGCTGTTGATTTAGTCCAACCTGTTGGAGCTGCTGACTGCACGAACAGCATTACTGTGCCGGATGGGAACGCAGTTACAGCAGCAGTTATTTGCTCTGAATTATCAGGAAATACAAGTTTAGTAGTTACTTTTACTTCTGGAGCTTGAACTTTTGTTGAGCCAAATACATTAGGCGCAGTTAAGTCACCCGTCATCGTATCGCCAGCTTTATTTACTGGTGTATAACCTAGTGCTGTAGCAATGTCTGCATTTTCAAGATTTGGCACAAAGTTATTGGCACTAATCGTACCCATAGCAGCCCATGCCGTATTAGCCGCATTACGCATTCGCAGTACATTTGGCGATACGCTAGTATCTAGCCAAAAACTATATGGCTTAACGCCACCAGTCAAAGTGCTAGGGTCTGTTGTGCCGCTGGCATTAGTAACAAGATTATCAACGGCATCATTAATGGCATTGACTAATTGCAAGCCAGATAATGTACCTGTTGTTGGAATTACAAGTGAACCTTGCGACATATTAGTACCCCTGCGCCAAATAGTTGACAGTACGACTTACGCCAGAACCGCTGTTAAGCACTTGAACAGTAAATCCGTTTAGTGTTTCGTTAGTCAAAATTATATCATCGCCAGCACTCGCATTTACGATAGTTAATTGTACGGCAGGAACAGCCATTCCTGTTGCGCCGCCTATAAATGGAGCAACATAAGTTACTGTTGATCCACCTGCTGCCGTAACTACTTGACCAGTGTCAACACGGTCTGGAACGTCAACGCTGATAATAAAATCAGTAACTTGTACGTTGATATTCTCATCGCTTGTTTCAATCAATACGCGAGCTTTGAAATAACGTGCATTGTAATAACCAGGCAGATATGCTTGCCAGTCTCCAAATACACCAGCGTTATTTCCAAGTGCAATTTGTGGCGTGATAGTAACCTTTGTGCCTAAAGCATTGCTTAGCACATCTGTCAGTAAAAACACATTTGGCACGGTAAGAATGTCGTCATCAACAGCAACGCCACCGCCGTTGCTTGTGATGGATAAGTTGCATGGGGTAACGCGACCAGCATCAATAATATGGCTATTTGGAACAGTGTATGAACCAGTTAATCCGGTAACAACGCCGCCAGATGTATCAAGCGTCAAAACACCACCTGATATTTCAGCAGCGCCTGTTAATGATCCAGACCACGCTATTGATTCATCATAAGTAGCAATGACGTTGTTTTGCAGGATTGCTCCAACAACAACAGTATCATTAGGATTCGCAGAGTAGATTGATGTGCCAGCAACAACAACGACTGCTGATACCCAATAAGTTCCATCGCCTTGACAAGCGATGCTAGTCAGTGGGGTTCTGCCGATAACCTTTGCTGTTTCCCAAGTTGCACCTAAACGAACTTCATACTCAACAGTACGGAAATCATTGATTGCAGCCCAATTGAGCAGAAGCTGACCGCCACCCGCATTGTTATATACAGTAATGACATTAGTAACGTCTGCTGGCACTTGAGTGGTATTTACACCAAACAAAGTCGTTGTTGCCGTGTAAGTTTCACCAATTTTCACACCAAATATAGGTGTAATTTGTACTTCAAGCGTTCCTGTTTTATCAACTGCAAAGTCAAATGTTGTTTGGAATACAGTGAGCTTATTCCATTCATTGCCGTTTACGCGCCAACGAACATTGGCACGTTCAAAGTTCTTTGCTTCAATGTTGACAGTGACAAGAGAAACGACTGCACCGCTGCCGCCCAAATAAACATATTCGCCGACTTTGACGTTATTAATGACAGGGTTTGAGTCAAGCAATAACGTGCTTTGCGCAGGAGCACTAAATGCACTATCCCATGCGTCATAAAATTCGCTGTATTCATCAGTCGCTGTAATTGTCAGACGGCTTTCAGAAGTAGGCTGAATTGATATGATCTTGACTTTCTTTCCAGGCGTAGCCAATGGCGAGAATGACCAGATGTGGTCAATAGCCATATAGTCATCTTGTAATACAGGCGTAGTTGCAAGCGTTACTACATTTGACTCTGTCCCAGGCAATACAGCATATGTTGTCATGTCACCGTTTGGCTGACGCAACATAAAATATTCTGTTGATCCAGAACGAGGAACTGCTCTATCAAGTGTGATTTGATTGCCGCTGACAGAAACAATGCGACCTGAGTAAGCCCATTGAGTCAGATCGTGAGACAGCATAACAACATCGCCACGCTGACAGACAAAGCCTTCAAAGTCTGTATCCCACGAGATACGGCGCTTGCGATAATACTGTTGCGCTGCAATGTAGTTGGCAAACTTGCCAGCCATTGCTTGTGATGTGCATCCCATCAAATCAAGCGCAGTCGGATTATTTGCAGTCGTTACGCCAGGCACATTGACTCTAACTTCGTCTTGATTCCAGTCTTTATCTGGATTAACGAAGCGAACAACAATCTCATCAGCAAGCGATTGTGTTGCATAAGACACGCTAAAGCTGCCTTTGATGATGTTGCCCATACCAAACTGAGCAACTGGCGTCTGATTACGGCCATCCCAGACAACACCGAGCTTGCCTGAAGCCCATGATGGTGACGCAATACCACAACGCGATAGTGTTGTTAGGATGTCGGCGGCAGACTGTGAGCCATCAAACACCGCGTTGAACGTGATGTTTTCTGTCGTACAGAATGTTGCCCATGCGTGAAGCGCAGCTAGGTCAATCTGACTGTCGCTTAGGCCAATACCATAAGTCAATCGCCCATTTGTATCGTAGCGACCTTTTGAGAAGTCCATGAACCAATGGGCAGGATTCGATGTGAATCCGTAGGTCCACGCTGTGCCGTTCCAGTAATTCGCTTTAGCCTGAGCCAAGCAAGATAGCTGCTGGATAGCCCCATTAAGCTGCTCTGATGCGCGAATTACTAAGCCACGCCGAGTTTGACCGTAATAGGTTGCCGTATCAAGCTGATAAGTGCGCAGCGTATCAAACGATGTTTTATTTTGCAGACGGCTATCAGTTGATTCAGCCGTTATGCGACGAATACGCACATCGTAAGTACCATTAGCGACATCAATGAAGATTGTCTTTCTAACAGGCGTCTGTGAGTTGTTTCCGATGTTGTAGGTAAGCGTATTAGACCAAGTACCGCTAGATGTCAGCTTGTATTGAACTTCAATGTTGACTGACGTGTAATCCAAACCACCACGGTCATTGGCATAGTAAAACACGCCGGTTACGTCAATTCCTAGCTTGAAGGCGTTAGAGCTTGATGTGCGCTGTATCCATCCGGCTTCGTAGGTAAGCGCAGCGCCTGCAATAGAGTCTACGTTACCTGGGAATGCTGCAATCTTGCCCTGAGCATCTTGGTCATACCAAGTGTACTCGGAATAGTTAGTCAGATCAGTTGTGCCAATCTGGAAGTCAGATAGCGTTAAATCAGACAGGCCAAAGTGGAAAATCTGATACAGATACTGGTCGTTGTCACGATACTCTGTATAAGGCTTTGAACCAAAATCAGGGAAGAAGCGATGTGTCCCCATGACAACTGGCATGGATTCGTAAGGACGCATCGAGTTTGAGCCGCCTGAGAGGCTGTAAGCTTGTGTGGCTGTTGTTGATCCTGATACGTCATTTGATTGAAGGCTTGCTGCATTAGATGGAAGAACTGGAACTAGCGCATTGACGATTAAAGAACCGGCAATCATTATTCCGGCTGAAATTAACGCGCCTGTCATTGTGACGCTAGTTACTCCACCTACCGTTATAGCTGCACCCCATGCCGCCGGAGCAAGATATGGGGCGACAATTGCCAATGCAATAACAGCAACCATCAGCACCGTATTCAATACCTTATTGCCATCGCCGCCACCGCCACTAACCTCAGCCTTGACGTTTATCAAATCGCCAGGTGCAGGGCAAACCGTATCCCATTCTTTGACTGTCAATAGGCGGTCATTGAGGATTATGACAAGCGGTTGGAATGGATCTACGCCATTTGCAATAAGCACTTCGCGTACTGTCTGCCCAGCTTTCCATTCTTGCTGATTGAATTTGCAATCTACTGACGGAAGTACCGGATGAGGCCGATAAATAATGTCCAATTGCTGCTTAAGGCGATTATTCATAGCTTCCATGAGTAGTAACCCTCAACCGTAATAAAGACGCGCTCTAAGTCGCGGATACGATGTAATACTACCATGCCAGCCTGTTCCATTGCATGTAAAACGCTAGGCTCGCCATTAACGATGCAATAAGCGCCGATATGATTTGGCCTTCCTTTGCAGCACATAAGCACGGCATCTCCTTCCTGCGGATTTTCTGTGCGCTCGCCATACTCAGCAATTAAGTCGGTCATTTGACCAGCACGCCCTAGGCGAGAAGCCTTACGCTCTACTTCAATATCGCTAGGGACTGTTTCGCCAAATACTTCATGGCGAATCTGCGCTAGCGTATGTGCGCAATCAGCCTTGCCTGTGATGTAAGGCTGGCCGATATATTTTTCAGACCAATGAGGCATTAGAATATGCCAGGCGTCGTATTTGGTCTATGTTGCATAGCAATAGCTTTCTTTGAAAACAAATTCTCGTATCCTAGCTCTCCGCTAACTTCTGTCATATTGCAGCTAACGTTATACAAGTTCATGGTGATTGACCACTCAACTGTATCCGGTCTGCTACGCATGACTTGAGACATTGTGATTAGCGAACCATTGCCGCCACCAGAAGTTTCAATCCAGTACATCAGCTCTTTGCCTACGTTATCTACGGATAGACGCGCTTTTGGCAATTGATTCTCAAAGTCATCAGGCAATGTGCAACGGAACGGAATGGCAATGTATGTATTACCGTTACTAACTAAGTCCTGAGTATCGTTGACCACTCGTACTGGCGTTGCCAAGTCAGGATGGTTGATTTCTAGCAATACAAGCGCAGACTCGGGCGCTGATACCTGTGCCAGCGTAGATTTGAACTCTGAAGAATAGACGCGTGCCATTATGCCACCCAGGACTCGATTTCAGCACCAATCTCCCAGTTCTCCATATCAGCAGTCATTGGAGCTGCTGTGTAGCCACCGTCTTTGAATCGCACGGTGATAGTGGTGTTAGATACTGGGTCTGTCATGTCAAACCAGCTAACGCCTTCGTTCAAGTCATTGCGATACCATGTCTCGAACGATTGAAAGTTGGACTTGTTGCTGATGTATAACTTAACCTGACGCGTAATCATTACCAGAGACTTCACCTTGGCTTGCTTAGGAGGTCCATACTCCATGTCAGTACGCAGCAAGGCAGACTCACGCTTTTGCGTGTATCCACTGAATAGGATGTTGACGTATGCGGGTAAGGTAGCCATTACATTGCTCTCCGAAGGCCAAACGTATTAGTCATTTGCTGCGACAACGGACCGTTATTTGCCAAGTCTGACGATACTGCTTTGCGTACCATGACGTCGATATTCAGGCCGTTTTCGTTCTTGCGAGCCGTGGCAGACGCCTGATAGCCATCACCACCCGCTTCATTCTTGATGTTGATGATGACGTCACTGCCATTTGCCCCACCGGCTAGCGGCGATGATCCAACTAATCCGCCATCAGCATAGCCACGCATGGCACGATATAGGTTGCCAACACCGATACGGCTGGTGGCTTCTTTGGTCATCACGAACTCGCCAGCGTGAACTACACCAGCCGGTTGATACTTGCTGCCATCGCCAGTGTAGCCGCCTTCTGCAAATGTTGACCCAGGCAACGGTTTGGCTCCTGTAGGCAAGCTACCAGCGCCGCCGCTAGTTAATGTTGGCGCTGCAAAAGCGCTAATTGCCATCTTTGCCAATCCTGCAATCGCCATTTGCATTTGGAAGCGAACCAAGTCAGAAATCATGGCATTAACCATGTCACCAAAGTTCATTTTGCCCGTCATAACAAACTGAACCATTGCGTTTTCCATGCCTTTGAACGCGCCGTTGAATACGCTTTCCATGCCCTTGGCCGCATTTCCAGCAGATTCAGCATAAGACCTCATGCCGCGCTCAATACCATAAGAGGCAGAGCGTTCCATCTCTTGACGGGCCATAATTGCGTTCGTCTGAATAGCAAGCGCTTCAGCAGCGGCCGACTTCATTCGTTCAAATTCATCGGCACGCAGTGTTCCATTCTGGCGCTCAATGTCTTGAATTGTCTTTTCCAATTCGGCTTGAATTCGATATTGAGCGTTGAGAATCTCAACTTCTTGCGACGACTTACCTAGCAGCGATGCTTGAAACTCAACTTGTTCATTGGCTCGCTGCATTGATTCAACAAACTTATCAGCGCCAACGCGCTGGTTATTGAACATCTTTTCAAGTGTGTTGTCTTGTTTTACTGCCTTTGTCTTACCACCTTCTACAGGGATTAAGCCTGTGCCGCCTGCGGTGCGTGCTTGCTGCAAGAACTTAGACAGCGACGAAGATGCGTTGGCTGCCGCTTGCGTATCTTGCGCAGCTTTGAATAATGTCTCACCTAGAGCTTGTGCTTCTTTGTTGCCGCCAAGCAATGCTTTGCCATATTTATCAGCAAGAATTGATGCTTCGGTTGCTCCAGAACGAACTTCTGCATAGAAATCCTGTGCAATCTTAGGGTCTAGCCCAAGAGGGTTCCCGCCGAATGACCCCGTAGCACGTTGCATGAATCCTGGCGATACAATGTCTTTCAACTGCTCTTGCAGCGCTTTGCCTGTCTGCTGTGCCGATATATTGATTAGTTCTCGGCGGTATTCCATCAGGTTAACGATGTTTGCTCTAACTACTGCGTCTGCTTCGTTAAACTGCTTGATGACACCAGACATGTCGAATTGCTGCGCCATGTTTGTTACTTGACCAAGCACAGTTTCTAAATGCTTAGACGCCTCATCAAAAGTTTGTAGCGCTGCCGCACCTTTAATGGCTTCCATCACAATCGGTGCAAACGCGCCAGCCAAGGCTGCGAATACGCCGAGCATAGCGCCAGTCGGCCCAAACGCTCCTAAGAACTGTGGCGCTTGTTGGCTAAAGGCTCGCATTGCAGATACGCCGCCGGTGACTTGGACAACAAAGTCAGTGATTTGGTAAGAAGTGTTAGTAATTACTTGATTTGCATTACGGAATCCAGCCATAGACTTCTGTGTTGAAGAAGCCATGTTATTCTGAACAGAAGCAACCTGCCTAAACGTATTCGTAAGCGAATCAAACTTTACATTTAGAGTCTCAGTCTCAGTCTTTACTTCATAAAGACCGTTCTTTAATACTTTGAGAGATTTAGCAGCGCGTTGAGTATCTGTCTCAAAAGAGCCAGTATTCATCATGAGTTCTACAATAATTGATCCGGACGGCATCTTGGGCTCCTTTAATGTATAATTGCTTATATACTTACTAACACTGGATGGATTGTATTGTGAACGCTCGTGATTTCCCAACAACTGCTGGCGTTTACTGTATCACAAACATCATTAACGGTAAACGATACATAGGCGGTACTAAGAACTTTCGCAGAAGATTTGCAGAGCATTTAAGTAATCTAAATAGAGGTATTCATTCATCTCAACATCTTCAAAGCTCTTGGAACAAACACGGAAAAGAATTTTTTATTTTTTCAATAGTAGAACATGTTTCAGATCAATCAATCATAGATGAAACAGAACAAAGGTGGTTAAACTCATGTTCTCCTGAATACAATACACAAACAATCGTCGGGTCAAATAGGGGCATTAAACGTAAGCCATTAAGCGATGAACATAAAAAGAAAATTTCTGATGCAAATAAAGGAATTCCTCTTGCAGATTGGCATAGAGAGATTATTGTTTCAATTAATAAAAATAGAACACCAGAACACAATAAAAAAATATCACAAGCTAAAGCTGGCAAAATACCTTGGGAAGCTGTTAAAAAAAGCGCAGCAGCTAGACTTGGCAAGCCAAGATCGGCAGAGGCAAATCGAAAAACATCAGAAGCATTAAAAGGAATGAAAAGAAACGAAGAGCAAAAACGTAGGATGTCTATAGCACAAACTGGTAAAAAGCTTTCAGAAGAGCATAGAAAAAAAATATCTATCTCACAAACTGGTAGAGATAGCCCAATGCTAGGCAAAAAACATACTGAAGAAGCAAAACAAAAAACTCGCAATTCAGTTATGGCGGCTTACGCTGACGGAACTGTTGCCGCAAAAATATCTGAAACATTGAAGGAAAAATTCAAAGACAATGAATTTAAGAACAAAGTAAGAGACGCAACTATTAGTGCTTTATCAAACCATGACGTCCGTAAAAAAATGTCAGAATCCCATAAAGGTGATAAAAATTGGCGTTTTGGCAAGCCTATACCAGAAGAACAAAAGCTACGACAAATCGCAACGCTTAAAGCAAGGCCTCGTGTAACATGCCCACATTGCGGAAAAATATGCGACGAAGCAAATGCAAAACGCTGGCATTTTGATAAATGTAAGAGCAGCTAACTCCTCTTAGGCGGCTTTTCTAAGCCAAGTGCCTTGAATGTCTGTAAATCTGCCTCAGAAAACTCAGAGTCTTGCTTATCAGAATAGTCCGGCTGTAACCATTCTAACATTGGCGCAATCTCACCACCACTCATTGAGCGAGAAATTAATGCTGCTGGTCGATGATAACGGTGCATATCATCAAACGGTGATGTTTGGTAAAAGGCGAACCATTGCTTAAATTCCGTGTACGACATTACGGACTTCAATTCTGCAACAGTTCGCCCACCAAGTGCTAACGCTAAAACAAACCAGAAGTGTTCTTCACTTCCTGTTTCTAGGCTTTTTTTTCGGAACCAATACCATTCACATCTTGCAAAGCAGCAAGTAGGCTGTTACGAGCCTCAGCCTTTAACAGCGCTGCTTGTTCATCAGAAATGGCAGGAGTGCCGTCTTTGTTGCAAAGCCCAGCCACAATTAGCTTTACCATGCCAAAAAGACGTTCGTTTTCGTCTTTTGAATTGGCTCGTACGTAATAGCGATCAAACTCTACAGCAGGCAACTCCTTGAAATACAAGATATGCTTAGTGCCATCTTGCAATGTAACTTCGCGCTCTTGAACTTCAGTTGAAACAAAAAATTTTGCGTCTAGCACCATATTCTCCAATTAAGCCTTAAAGCCCCAAGCAACAGAACCGCTACGTTGCAAAGTCAAAGTCCCACGGACCACTTCGTTAGTGGCTACGTCGATGTTGATGTCAGCGACAAAAGCATCAAAGCTGGCCGATGTACGAGTGTTTGCCATAACGAGTTGACCTGATGTAACGGTAGGTGCTGTCGTGCCATCGCTGAAACCAACCAACCAGTCGGTGATTTCACCGGTGTCGTGCATAGCAAAAAGCAGTTGATGGTCAAGTGCCGATGGACTAAAGACGAACGGTACTGTCAGTTGCCCTGGATTTCCTAGACCGCTAACGTACGATTTGTCGTCCGTTGCATTAAGGCAAGTTGTCTCGATTTGGTCACGCGTACCACCGAGGCCGCTTACGCCAGTTGGGCAGGTCATGGTCTTAACAGTGCCACCGCTTACAAAATACAGATTTGTGCCTTGGGTCTTAATAGACATAGTATTACTCCTTTAATCGTCGGCCGACGAGTGAAATTAATAAAGCAGTATTAGTGTATCACCTAGAAGCAATAAAATCAGCCTCTAATGCAATTCGGTATAACTTTGTATCAGTTTCTCTAGTGTCGATAATAATTCGATTGCTAATCAATTGATTATCTAATGCAGCGCGAACCGCATAAGCCAAAGTTTCAACACCAGTATCGGTTTCAGACCAGCAATCAATCTGGATTGTATCTCTGTCGTGACAAGGTGCTGCGTTCAAAATGTCTTGTGGCTGTCCTGTTACCAGGAACCATGTGATGTATGGTTTGACAACATCTTGCGGTGCAGATCCATGGCGATAGATGCGGGTGGCGACTGTGCTTACGACAGTAGCGTTCAACCTTAGAATTTGATATACATTTGTAAGCATTTGTTATCCTTTACAACATCAGTGTTTTATCTGGGTCAGTATCAAGCCCATGCTTATTAACCAGTTTATCAATTCGTTTGAGCAAGTCATCACGAATTACAGTGATTGCTTCAGCAGCTTTCGATGCAAATGCTGGACGGATGAACGGCCTAGCGTTTTGATTCTCTGAACCGTATTCAAAGATTTGCGCTGTTTTCAGCGTTGTCACTGGTCTTCCGCCGGTCTTAGCGTAGATTTTTCGTTTAATACGGACAATATATCGTTCGCCACGGAAGTTTGTTGGCTTTTTTCCACGGCTTGCAATGATATTCTTGTGCAATAGGCCCGTTGTTTCATCACGACCCATCTCATTCAGCAATGCACTTAATCGAGCCTTTTCCTCATTGCGAATAAGGATTGCGCCTTTCTTCAGTGCCAGCTTAACTGGCCCACCACGCTTAGACACAACATTCTCAGGCAACCGTTGAAGAAGATCTAAGGCATTTGATAATCCACCGACATTAAGCGTTGTCTTCATTTTTCTCGCCTAAACACATAGGTTGAGATAGCCTCTCGGCCTAAATCTGATTCCATGTTGTTCTTCTCAACATTGATGAAGCCTTGCTCTTTGAACCATTTAATCAAGCCAAAGTCAGACCAGTACCAGATGTGTTCTCCTGGACGGTAATGCTTGCTGCGAGTGATAGTATTTGGATTGTTAAAGATTGGCAGTGATACAAACACAAAGTCAGTTACCTGAGCAATAAGTGCTTCAGGGTTTGGAATATGCTCCAAGCTATCCCAGCAAGAAATAGCAGCAACATGGTCGGAATAAGGATCGCAAAAGCGATCATTCGCCATAAGCCAATTGATAGCGTCTGCGTTAATATCATATCCAAAGCCTTGAGCGCCCATAGCATTAACAAACTTGCCGCCGCCAATGCCAATGTCAACGATGTAGCCACGATAGTAGAAATCAACAAGTGCTTTCCTCGCTGCTGTCAGTTCTTCGCCTAATGGCGTGTTATCCATGACAAGATATTTGTTCCAGTAATCATGCTCATATGAAATAGGCTCTCGTGGATGAAAGCCCATTTCTTTTTCAGGACACCAAATTAGGGAGTCTTCCCAGCCATTCGGCAAACTTTTCTGCATGATTGCTTATATCCTTTTTACAATTATGTGTGCCAGTTCTGCACCGACAAAATTCATCAGGCATAGCATAACCGACTTTTGATAAATCCATTCTACCAGCATCAAATAGATTTTCAGGCGCGTTATATGCACCAAAGCCACCAAGAATAATCCAAGAAGGCACTTGATAAGCAATTGATGCTGGAGTCAGCCAACCAACACCGCCAACTACGACTGATGCGTGCTGGACTAATCCTAGCAATTGCTTGATATTTAGTTCGCCTTTATGGAATCGAATTGTGGCCTCTGGCAGCGGTTCAAGCGCCCATTCCTGCCCATCCTCTAGGTCTGCCACTGAAATCACCTTGTAGCCCTTAGAAATGAGCTTCTCGGCACATTCTGCTAGGTATTCTGGCTTAGGATTGCGACTTGCAGCCATCCATTCGCTACGAACAGTCGCTGGACGTATGACAGCGTACTTTCCTTCAATTGGCGAATCAAAGTTTGGCAAATCAAACGAGCTTGGCTCAATTCTCAGCGAATTTTGCAATCCGCGCATGATACCTTTGTCGCCATAGCTTGCTTGCAATGCGTTTCCGTAATACTTTCCAGCCCAGAGTGACACATCAACTGAATCAGCGTTTTTCTTCTGTGTGCGAAGTCGAGTATTTGGTTTGATGAACTTGATATTAGGCAAATCTTCGTATAACTCAGGCCAAGGTGTTTCAAGCAGAACTTCTTGGAGTTCGCACCATGACTTGATGAAGGCTCTGACGTACACGCCATCGCCCAACCCAAACATCGACTTTATGGCGATCATTGGCCGTCCGTTACTCCTGAACTGCATTTCAGGCGATATTCTTGCCGTCCTGTCATATCCGTTTCGATGGACAGAATGTTGTACTTGTTTGTATCCCATACAATACGCATTTTCTGTGTAAGCCCTGGAAACCAGCGCATGTTGATACGCGCTGTGACTTCGCCTTGTGTAGCTCCTGACGATACAAACTCTTTTCCAGCGCCAGTCAATACTTCGGCTGGAACATTGGCTAAGAAGTCTTCCCACGAACGAGTGACTGCACCAGTTGTCGTATCCTGTACTTCAACCAGTTCTTGCACTGTGACGCGATGGCGTAAGCGGTAAGCTAACATTTACACACCCATCTCAACGCGATATGGCATGAACTTTGTTTCAGCAGCCATACGCAGTTTAGGAATGTCGTCTGGCGATGCCTGGTAGTTCGACTGAAGAAGCAGCAGTACGCCAATGTAAATACTGTAAGGCAATTCAGTCCATTCGTCCAAATTGGCTACATTGAGAAACATCGCAGCTTCATCTTCTGCCGATTCAAGCAGATTCTGTAGCTTTACGTCATCAGAATCGTGAATCACATCTAAAAATGATTTGGCGTCAGCCAGTGTAATGATGCTCATACTCGTTCCTCCCAGTAACCGTTAAATATAACAGTTGCCGTCAAATTTCCAATATTCTTAACCACATAGTAATACGTTCCAGGACCAACGGCACGTTCGCTAGATGCGCCAGATACGCTAGATCCTTTGTTATTTGCAGGTACGCGAACAATATCAATCAAAATACCACCTGTATGCCCACCATCATAATCAAGCGTCACTTGATTAGCAATGACTGGTGCGGTTGTCATTGTGTTCTTACGAAGAACTGGCATTGCAGTCCAAGGGCCAGCAGCTGTACCGCCAGCACGAAGCTCTATTTCAATTGACGAGTCTTCTGTGTAAAACGATGTTTCAAACAGAATGATATTAACTGGAACGGTTGCTCGAATAGCTACTGTTCCACCAGAAGCAATACTCAGTTTCTGAAAAGTACGGTACTCATGTCCAGCAAAGAATCCAGTTTGACCAACATCAACGCGCAAACGAGCATGTTCGCCATCGCCATCAGTCATTAACTTTGCTGGAGGATAGGCTTCTACGCGTTCAGCATGAGTGCCATCGCCACGATCTACAAGCTTTTTGACTGTGTTTCCTAAGACTCTGAAAATCTTGTCTGCCATAGCGTATCCTCAATCGGTGATGTACGAAATGCTGTTATTGCAGTTGTTTTGCTACAGTTTACCACCGGAACTTTAAGCAAAGCACGCAACTGATTAAATTGGTCAGGCCATTTATCAGATACACCTGCGTTACCAAGTCCGTTTGGATGGTCTTTGTGCCAGTGGGCTTTGCCGTTAGTCTTGCCGCCGTCATAGCCAAGCAAAATAACTTCGGCAGCACCAAGCTCTTGTGCCAAAAGGATAGCACCAGCGCCAGAATTATAGGCTCTAGGTATTCTAGCTCTTTTAGCCTGCCTTACGCCGTCAGTGTAAGTAAACTGTTCGCCTTTGAATGTGTTTTGAACGTCTTTGCCATAAACTTGCCACCAGCAGGAGTCCATTGCATACAAAACATCAGCCCACGGAGCTATCTGATAGCTTGTGTTGACTACAATGACTGCTTTGGCTTGCGGCCCCGTTTCTTTTGAGTATCGCCATTTCTTGACTCGATTAACATCTGTTCTGGTAAGACTTGGGCCACTTCCAATACAGATGATTCTACTTCCTTGAAAGCGGCCTTGATAGGGATTGAGTCATTGTTTATAAGAACTAGACCTGCTCGAGACAAGGCGATTGCGTGCGCTTCAGAGACATAAAATACGTCATTTTTACGGCGCTTTGTACCGTGCTCAAAATTTGAAAGTGCTGTTACGTTTGGCATTTTAGCCTCCTATTACTGGTGAATTATTTTAGCACAAAGAAAAACACCCGCCTTGTGAGCGGGTGTTCAACTACGATAGCCTTAGGTTAGGCAGTAGCTGGCAGACCAGTAAAGTCGCCCTTAACAAGTGCTTCAGGACGGTAAACGGTCAAACCAACACGTTCTTCACAGAGAATCGTTACCATGTTCTTGACGAAATTATCACGATCTTCAGTTGAAACGGTTACATTGACATCTTCACGATCCCAACCCTGAGCGGCTTGAGCAAACGAGCCAACCAAGTAATCACCAGCATCCATCGACTGAGTAGCCACAACCGGACGACCCCACAGACCAGGTGCAGCCAAGCCGGTAGGCGTGGTGAACAGGTACTGATTGTCGGTAGTTTTGGTCAACTCAATGGCAACCCAGTCGATTGGCGAAAGAACAATTGCATCAGCATCGTACTCAGCCAGTGCAACTTGCAGCATAGCAAGACGCAGACGGTCGATTGCAGTTTCAGCTTGAACCGTAACACCAGGATTCAGATACGCGGTGGCTTGCGTATACAGACCATTGATATTCAGGCCGACACCGGAACCCTTCAGCAGTTGTGCTTCTTCTTTAAGCTTCAGACCATAACGCAAACGGCTGTCAATCTGACTCGCAAGCATGGTTGCATCGGCAAGAACTTGCTTCGAGGCTTTGATCCAGTGAGCAATGGTTGCAACAGGTGCGCTTTCCAGCTCATAGGTCAGGTTCGATTCAGGCTTGACGTTAGTTGGGTTTTCGCTAACTGGTGCTGCGTTGTTAGTGAAGCCAGACTCACGAACATACTCAATCGAGTTCGACGTGGTGCGGCCCCAAGTCAGCAAGTCACGAATGGTCAGGCGTTGTTGAGCCGGAGCAATCATGCCGACACGGGTCGGCTCAATCAGTACGCCAGCAGAGCCGGAACCGCTTGTGACAACAGCGTTGATGTTGGTCGTGAAAGTACCCTTGCCACGAGCAGCAAAAGCATCAAAGCCTTCAGAGGTGATGAATTGCTCACCCATCGACTTCGGTGTGGCACGTTGCGAACCATTGGTGTCCAGCTTAACCATCAGTTGTTCAGCGGCTTGCAGACGAGCCGACAGCTCACCTTGGGTAATCAGCAGCGAGTCAACCGAAGCTTTGGTTTCTTCAGACATGCGTGCGTGGTTTTTGATTTCCTTTTCGCTCGACTCAGCGAAAGCCTTAAGTTGGTCGCCAACCTGCTTTAGGTCAGCTTGTACTTGCTTGTATTCTTGTTCGATTTGGCTCATTTGAGTATCTCCAAAAGATTTGATGACAGGACTTTTGCTACGCCCGTTGCCGGGTCACTATCAGTAGCGCTTGGCGTACTGTCTCCAGCAGCGTTACGCGTGCTGGTTTTTACTTCGTTCAGCAGTTTGCGGCGCTCAGAGCGTGGCATACCTGCTTTTGCTAATGCTACATCAAGGATTGCAGCAGCACGGGCTTGTTCATTTTGCTCTTCGCGGATGGCATCTGCCGGTAGTAGCGAATCAGCAAAACCTTGTTCAACAGCATCTGAACCAGAAATGTAAGTTTCAGCGTCCATCATTGAAACTACAGCATCTGATTTCATGCCAGTACGATCAGAATAAATCTGTGCCATCGATTTGTCAAATGGCTCAAGATAATCGGCAAGCTCTCGTAAATCAATTCGATTGCCTGCGGCATAAATCCATGCGTTATGAATCATAATAAATCCGGCTTTTGCAACTTGAATCTCATCTCCAGCCATTGCGATGACTGATGCCGCAGAAGCCGCGATTCCTAATACCTTTACTGTAATTTTGCCGTCATGTTCGCGAAGTTGATTATAAATAGCCAACCCTTCAAACATTGAACCGCCAGGGCTATTAATGTTGACTGTAATATCTTTGCCTTTCATGCTGGCAAGCGATTTACCGACTGATTTTGCTGTTACGCCTTCACCAGTCCAATAATCTTCACCAATAACGTCAAATACGTTAATTGTATTTTCTTCAGACGAGTTAATCCGAAGTCCAGTATTCCAGCAATCAAGCGCTTTAGGCGACAGGTTAAACTGAATTTTGTTGAGTTCCATAATTTACTCCTAACTGATCTATCGGAATAAGGGCTGATTGAACAGTTAGAACATCAGCATTACCACCCTTAGCAGGTAAATTTTCCTTAATTCTGCCTTCGTCTCTTGTCATTAGACCATTATTAACCATTTGCGACAAGTAAGCAGCACGACCGGCGCTATCTGCACGTAACAAACCTTCTAAGCTAAACTCAACATAAAACTTACGCTGGTCTGCTGGAGACAGCCAGTTCATATTAATGTATTGCTGCAAGCGTACAATCCAAGGAAGCAACGTAAACGTCAAAAATCCAATCATTTGTTGTTCAATACCAGTTCCCCAGCTTGTAGAGTTACTTGTATGTCCAACCATGTGTGGCGGCACTCTAAACCATCGACAAATTTCTTCTACGCTGAAGTTGCGAGACTCAAGAAGCTGCGCGTCAGAAGGTTTAATTCCAATTGTCTTTGCATCCATGCCAGCTTCAAGCACGGGTGACTTTCCAGCGTTTAATGCGCCTGAAATAGCGGCAACTGTTGCCCTAAAATCTTCGCGTTGCTCAGGTTTAATAACGCGGTCAATGGTAAACGCAACCGTTGGGGCAAGACCATGCTCAAACGTACTGTTGGCAGCGTTGGAAGCGCCTAGTGCAGACCCAAAAACCTGTGCGCCATACTCAATTGTTGAAACGCCCCAATCACCGTCAAGCGTGAATCCTGGAACGCGAAAGATTTGGTCTGCTGGTATTTCTTCTTGAGTTCCGTCTTTGAGTGGGTATCGATAACCTTTATCACCATTCTGCTTCAAATAAACTGTTAATTTGTTTGGCGAAAGAAATTCAACCGATACAAGACGACTGCCAATTTTACGGAAGCGTGCAAAGCCATTACCCCGAATAAGCATGGAAGTAATAAGGCTTTCCCAAAATACTGCTGGTGGTGTGTCTGCATTTGGCCTAATGTGAACAAGTGTGTAAATCGGATGGTCTGTTGCTTCACGACGACCATTTGGCGTTTTTTCGTAAACAGTACATGGTAGCGTTGCGATTGTTTCGCTAATTAAGCGGACGCAAGACCATACCGCAGACAATTGCAGCATTGATTTTTCATTGACTGTTTGCCCAGCAGCCGTTGTGCCGAAGTTTTGCCAGAAAGCTACGTCACTTAATCCGACTGGTACACCAAGCCAATCAAGTAGGGCAGCTTTGATCTTGCCAGGTTTCTTTGTCTGCTTCATACGATAATTGGCCCTTTAACAAATTCACTGAAGTCGGCTTCGTCATCAATTTCGTCGTGACGTGCAGCCACACCTAACGCCATAGCCATTGCTACGATACCATCAATTCTACCCGTAGCCTTGTGTTTGTCCAGTTTTCTATTGCCAGCAGTATCTTTTGTAATCATTGCGTTAGCCGCACACATGGTTAAAACAGGATGATTGCCGTGTGCAATGCGACCATTAAGCAATTCAGACTCAAGTGTGTCAATTGCTGGCGACATATCCTTAAATCCTTGACCAAACTCAACCAAAGGCAATTCTACGCCGATATTGGTCAGTTCTTTGGTCAATATGTCGATTCTCCAACGGTCATAAGCAATTTGCTGGACGTTTAATTGGCTAAATATGTGCGAAATATCCTGTGCAATGTACTCATAATCGACTGTTGCACCAGGGGTTGTTGCCATATAACCTTGTTTTACCCATACATCATAAGGCTGTCTATCGCGTTTTGCACGGTCTGAAAGACCTAGCTCTGGCGTCCAGAAGTACGGTACGGTATGCCAAACACCGTTTATTTGTCCGCAAATGACCAGTGCAGTTAAGTCGGTACGAGCAGAAAGATCTAATCCGGCATAAACAGGTGAGTTTCCAAAGTCAATAACCTTACCACCACATGATTCCCAGACATTTCTGCTGATAAATGGAGTAAATGTGCTGACGCGCTGGTTTAGAATCAGGTTTCTGAATGTGTTTTCCGTTGAAGGCATACGCGCAGCTTGTTTAGCCTGTTCTTCCAAATCAGGTAGCGACCTGAATATTCCCAAAGCTGGGTTTGCTGCGTACCATGCCTCTTCATCGAGAACGTCCGCGTCTTTTTTAGCTGCGTACACATGCGAGACGATTTTCGGGTCTTTTGAACGCGCCGCATCATCAATCCAAATTGATAAGAGATCAGCGTCATTCGCTGCCTGCGTTGACAGAACTATAAGCAAAGGATTTTCGTGTGCGCCTTGCGATGTAGTAATAGCATCAACGAAGTCATCTTGCGGCCCACGAATCTGACCAACCTCATCCAAAATAGCCAAAACAGGCGATAACCCATGCGCTGTTGTACCGTCTGCTGACAATGCACGGTACTCAACATTGGCTTTTAGGCCAATAATTCGCTTAGAAGATGGAACAAGACGATACAAACCTTGGAATTTAGGCTGTAAATTCAGCATCTTTTCAGCTAAGTGGTACACCAAAGCAGCTTGGTCGCGCGATCGAGCACCAGAAACAATTTGACTGTTTAATACGCGCTCAGGCCCAACTATATGAGCCAATAGCAAACAAGCAATTGTTGCGCTTTTGGCATTTTTTCGTCCACAACTCAAAATTGCTTTGCGTGTTTGTTCACTTCGACCATAGACATCATAAATAAACCGCTTTTGAAACTCTGCAAGCTTTAATGGTTGCCCAACAAGAGCGCCTTCTGGAACTTTAAGATAAGTCTCAATAAATTTACAGACACGCTCCGCTCTTTCAGCGTTCGGATAGTTTTCATTAGAAAATTTCATAATCCATAAACCAATTGCTTTTTTTGTTTTTTAGTTGCAACCATTGATGCAACCTTTTTAGATTTTCTTTCTTCGATTGATGTTGAAAAATAGTAATCAAAAGCAAACTGGTGAGTACATTTTTTTCTAAATACCATACTAACAACATTAAAATAAGAGATATTGTGATTATCACAAGCAGTTTTTAATGGAATCAAATCATTGTTTACACTTACTCTATAAATAACATTGCGTTCTGGATTTTCTTTTTGTTGTTTAAGTCTCGTTTTTTTCATTTTTTCCAATGACTTTTTATTGTGCATTGGATTTATTTTTTTCTTTAGCTCGCTTAATTTTAATCTATTTGACTGTTTTTTAGATGGATTGTTATCAACACATGCTAATTTAACTGCTTTGTTAAACATTTTTCTATGTTTTGCACTTGACAATCTTTCGCAATTGAATGGCAATACCATGCAAGTAACTGCTCGCCACGATTCGACTGTGTTTACAGCTTTTGCAAACAATAAATGAGCAAAATAATGGTCGTAAGGAGTAAGAGAAACAATGTTTAAGTGGTGATTTGTACCGCCAAGATGTTTTGGTACTATATGATGATGAACTAAGCATTCACCGCTATACATAGAGCCAAGTTTAACTCTATATGTATAGTTTATATTTTTATAGCATTCAGGCTCTTTTAATTTCCTGTCAGCAATAAACGAATAATAAAGTTTTTTATAATCCATCATCAACTCCATCAAGTCATCGTCTGTAAAAACGGCTGGTGGGGCGATGAACTCCCACCAGGGCTTGCAATCCCTTGCCGTTTGATGAGTATAGCATTATAATCGCGCGCGCCTCATGCCTGAATCAAATCAAGTCGTCTACTGCTACTTTATCAAGCACTTTGCGAGTCTCGCGGTCTGCCTTGTTCCGTGACTCCTGGTCTTTACCAGCGACACCTATCTGGCTTGCTGATAGGCCAAGAGCCTTGTTTAGTTGCAAAATAGTAGACATTAAACTTTGTTTAGCAGAAATTGCGGGATTTGTTACAGGCCACCCTTTTTCAGACAGAACCATAAGACCTTTACTATTGATTTCATTATTCGCCTCATCTACTTGCGCGTAAGTAACAGCCAGGTTTGTCGCCAGCAGAATATGGTTTTCGTCCCATGATTCGGTTTCTCGGCTGCGGACTACGCGGCCAAAATAGTTCTTTTGTAGCTCATCAAGAAAGTAAGCTGGTTCTACACCGGCCATAAGCGCTTTTGTCGTAGCAATTTGACCAGCAATTGTATTCTTTTGTGTGCGTTTACGTTCTGCCATGTCGTTCTCCTATTTGTACCAATGCGAATTTCTGTCTAACGGATTTCCATCTGCATCACCGCCAATTTCAATTTCACGTTTTTCCATCTTTTGCTTCGTTGAGTTGTGATGAGCGTAGCACAGACTTTGAAATGGGCCACGAAAAAACTTAGCTTCGTCACCTCGATGCGGGAATATGTGATCGCATACATTAGCCAGTCTTATCTTTCCGTCCGCTTCGCACATTACGCACGTTGGATTTGCGTCCATATGCGCTTTGCGTATCTTCTGCCAGCGGTATGTTTTATACCAGTGTTGATATGGATGCGGTCGTGAATACTTTTGAGTCATAGCGTCTGCGTACCATCTCTCTCAGCCCCATACTCATCACCGTCTTGTTCTTCACCTTCTTCAACTAGGCACTCAAGCAAAGCATCAAGCTTCTGGTGAAGCACACTTAGCTCAAATAAAACAACCTCAATCTTTTGTTCTACTGTTTTCATGCCAACCTCATGTATAAAAAGTGTCAGAAAGTATACATATGTTACTGCTTATGTACATTTTATGGCGTTTTGCATACATATATTACCCCATCAAAGCAGAGCACCCAATGAAAAAATGC